GCCAATGCCACCAGCATGGGCGACTAAATTAAAGGTTATGGTTCAAGGGTGGCTATCTAAATAGATATATGATATAATTGTGGTTCGCGATGCTGAAACATCCAACCACACTAACGCTTCAAAGGAGCAATCAGCTATGACTATGTATGACGAACTACACAAACTGTTTGAATACAGAGATGGCGATTTGTACTGGAAAGTTACTAATAAAGGCCGTGGTGATATCAGTAAACCTGCTGGTACTATCAATGATCTAGGTTATCGAGTGATCAAGATCAAAGGTAAGCTATACAAAGCACATCGATTGATATATCAAATGTTCAATGAGCAATGGGATATTACTGATAATTCACATGATAATTCTATTGATCATAAAGACGAAGACAAATTGAATAACAACATCGACAATCTGCGTGTTGCTACTAGTTCACAACAACAACACAATCGTGGTAATATGAAGAATAATACATCTGGTACTACAGGTGTCATTTGGAATAAACGAGCTGGAAAATGGTGTGTGCAAATCAAGGTAAATAAAAAGAAACATTATGGTGGTTTGTTCGTCAACAAAGAAGATGTCATAGCAAAAGCAATACAAATGCGCGATGAACTACATGGTGAATTCGCAAATCACGGATAGGATAAGAAACTAGAATGGCAAATCCAACCTCAAGAGCAGAATTTATAGCTACATGCAGGCGTCGACTGGGCGAACCAGTTGCGCGTGTTAATGTTACCGAAGAACAGGCAGATGATCGCGTTGATGAAGCTCTGAGGTATTTTTGGGATTATCACTTTTCTGGTGCGGATTTGCACTACTACAAGCATGTTGTAGTTGCCAACAATTATGCACAGAAAGTATATGATTGCACTGTTGTTTCTGGTGGTACTGGATATGCAAATACAGATGCTGTTGTATTCACGAATGCCGGCGGCTCTTCCGGTTCAAATGCCGCTGCAGCCATCGTCACAGATGGAAGTGGTGTTATAACATCCTGCACGCTATCTGACAACGGCAAAGCGTATGGTCTAGCGCCAACGGTATCAGTAACANCAAATACCGGAACAGGGGCTTCTATTACGTGTGAATTGGGTGGTTGGATTCCAATCCCAGAAAACATCATTGGCGTTGTGCGATTGTTTCCAATCGGATTTAGTCAATCTTCTACACAATCGATCTTCAATATTCGATATCAGATTGCATTGAACGATCTCTACAATCTCACCAGTTCATCGATCGTACCATATTTCTCTGCATTCCAGAATCTTGGGTTGCTTGAAGAGATTTTGGTTGGTCAAATTCCTGTTCGATATAATAGACACAAAGATCGAATGTACCTGGACATGGACTGGAATATCACGAATGTTGGTGATGTTATTGTTGCCGAAGCATACCAAATCGTAGATCCAGATGTATGGACAGACGCTTGGTCCGATCGATGGTTACTGGATTATGGTACTGCATTGATCAAGCTCCAATGGGGTAACAACATGAAGAAATTTCAAGGCACTATGTTGCCCGGTGGTGTGGCTATGAATGGCCAAGGAATGTTTGATGAAGCCACGGCTGAAATTGCAGCAATGCGCGAAGAGATGATTACCAAGTATTCTCTACCATCAACTATGTTCATAGGCTGAAACACTCATGTTAACATTTGGTCAATTTATTTTAGAAATGAACGTCACTGATATGGGCAATGGGTTTAGCGTCCATCATCACGATCTTGGTGACGGACATGCTGCTATGGTTATGTTCCAACGATCAAATAAAGGCGTTGCAGTAGATTACACGATTCATTCACCGGAACATCCATCTGGTACTGTTGCATATGGTTCTATTCCTCATGAAAAACGAACAAAGGCAATTATGAGTGTTCGACGTTCCATCAGAAATCATTTGGCAAGCAATCCAACAACACACATCGATATGCATGGAACAACGAATGATCAACAAGATCATTATAATAGAATAGGTTCGAAAATGGGCAGGGTAGAAAAAATTGGTAGTAGGGGCGGAATACGAATACACTTAGGAAAGAAACCAAATGACCAAACCAACACGCACTAGGAACTTTGGTAGAAACTCGCTTCGCGACAAACACATATTCACGAATGGGAAAAGTTTCATTCCTGGTGCGAAAAAACTCGATACAAAAATGGACGGATCTGGAAGAGTAATCGAGGTGTGGTATCTTCGAGAGAAAGGTGTTGCTACGTATTATGCATATGAACCAGCTATAAGAGAATTGCATTGTGTCGCTACTGCCGATGATAAAACTTCTCAATTAGAAAACATCACATCCAATAGTTCCAGATCTGGTGTTTATGGATTGATGATTGGTTGTATTATACGCAATGGTACTGGTGTCAAAACATTATCAGATGTCTCAGATGGTCCCAGTGAAGGAAATCAAGATGCTGACACTAAACAAGGACGACCAAAGACGAAGGGGCGTAAGCGATAATGGTTAGAGGCACAACAAATCCACATTTCCAGCTGTATGAACATGATGAGACACAGCGTCTTTATGATGATCTTGTGGCTGAAACCATTGAAGTGCATGGTTACGATTGTTACTATCTTCCGCGTCGAAGAGTAGATTTCGATCCACTGTACTATGAAGACACACAATCGAAATTTGACACAGCATACCAAATCCCATTGTACATCAAATCATGGCAAGGCTTTCAAGGCACAGATGCCATGATGACTCATTTTGGTATTGAGGTACAGCTACAGTTAATCCTTACGATGGCACGCATTCATTGGGAAAATAATATCGGTTCGTTTGAAAATCCAGAAGGCATATGGCGTCCACAGGAAGGCGATCTGATCTATATTCCAAAGCTGGATTACCGTGTATACGAAATCAAATTTGTTGATGAGCATCCGTACTTCTATCAGCATGGCTATGAGAACCAGTATGATCTTACTGTTGAGCTTTGGCGTTATGCTGGTGAGATTCTTAATACCGGCATTGAAGAAGTTGATTGCCTACAGAAAACAAGCAGTCTTAATGCCTATGATTGGGCTATCACAACGGAAGCTGGGCTTACGCTTACCACCGAAGATGGTCGTATTATCGAACAGGAAAGCCGAAGAGACTTACAGGCTGAACACGGCATCATTGAAGAAAATGACTTATTCCAAACTGAAGCACAAGAAACACCAAATGATGGCAATACTGCAAACGATCTCATAACTTGGGACACAGAAAATCCGTTCGCAGAAGGCGACTGGTAGGAGAAATTGAATGACAAATATTGTAGAAGAATATAAATTGTGGCTTACTGAAAGTAGTGGTCTGTGGAATAATAAGAAACAACTGACGCCTCGGAATCCAGAAGGACGTATAAAAGTTGATCCTGCTAAAGTTGCCGCTAATGCCAAGATTATCAAAACACGAGGATTGGAGGCATTGGAAAAAAGGAAAAAATCAGAAAAATTAACTGCGTATCGTAAAAAACACGGTGGTGTTCGTACTGGTGTTTCGAGTAGAACATACGATCCGACCAAGACATATCCCGGTGGTAGGGCAAATCCAGCAACGCAACGAATGCGTTCTGAGCCACAAGTCCGTGGTCCTAGGACCACGGACTTTAAGAAGGAAAATTTGCTTACCAGATTAAGGAAAATATTCAAATGACAAATATTGTAGAAGAATATCAGGCGTGGCTTGTAGAACAACAAGAGCTTGATGAAGGTGGATTTAGAGATGCCGCTGTCGGCTTTGCTGCCAGCGCTGTTGTTGCTTCTGCGATTAATAGTGTTCCTATGCCAAAAACCCACGAATTACATAAAACACTCCAATCAGTTCATACTATGGTTGATTCCGGTAATATCACAAAAGCACGAGAGCATATAAAATCGAGAAATCACGGAGCGAACATATCAGTCGATAATTCTGGTGTTGTACGGGTGGGACACACCGCGCCGGGTGAAGCTGGTAAATGGTGGAAGAAATCACCGGGTGAACATCTCGCGAATAGAGTCAAGAACAGAGTTACCCCAACAGAAGGTGCTCCTGAAGGTGCTCATGCAGAACGACAATTTCAAAAGCATAAAAACGATTTTGAAAAAAGGGAAGCAGATCACGATCGTATTAATGGAAAAGGTTCATACAGAAAAAAGATGAGAAAATGGATTGATGGTATTCAATCTAGACGAAGGGAAAAGATTTAATGTCACTTTATGGCCACAGCAGTTTTGGATTTGATCACTTCAGAAATTATGTCGTCTATTTTGGTCGCATATTCTCTGATATTCGAATCGAAAAATTCGATCCTACCAGTGGTGAACAAACATCATTGGTGAGAGTTCCGTTGTCTTATTCAGGTAAGGATCGAAACCTATTGCGTGTGGACATTAAACCAGGAAGCCCAGAGTCAAAAAATTGTCCTCCTGGTTTCTTGGCATTCCCGCATATTGGTTTTGAGATGACTGGCATAACATATGACGCAGATCGTAAGTTACCAATCCTCGGTAAGACAGTACGCAAAGATGATGCTGATCTGAATAAGCTTAAGCGCACATTCAATCCTGTTCCATACAATCTCACATTTCAAGTGTACATCATGTCGAAAAACTTGAAAGAAGGCAATCAGATTGTCGAACAAATCCTTCCGTTTTTCACACCAGAATTCACATCAACACTTAACCTTATACCCGCAATGGAAATAGAACATGACACCCCAGTTACTCTTACAGGTGTTAATTTTGAAGATCGGTATCAAGGCGCATTGGATGAAGATCGTCGCACAGTTTTCTGGACACTAACATTTGAGATGAAGGCATATTTCTATGGTCCTGTTCTCAGTAAACCAATCGTCAAAGTTGCTAATACTCAATTCTTTGTAGGCAACACATCAACTACCAATACCACTGTCATGAAGTATACAATGACTCCCGGACTCGATGCCAATGGTGCTGCTACCAGCAATGCTGATGCGACTATTGCATACGCTAACGTAGCAGTTGATGATGACTTCGGTTATGTGGTTGTGTGGGATGATGAAACAGATGCAAACACCAGTACATAAGGAATAATCGCATGACGTTAACAGAACAATATAAAGTGTGGCTTGAAAACAACGTGGTTCAATTCGCACCAGCGCATGCCAAGAATGAAATGACTGCCACGATGGATAGAATACACAAAACTTTCAATGATGTGAATAATACAGATGATGATGCCAATCACAATGCTGTTAAAGAACTGTGTGATGCACATGACAAAGCAAGTGATGAAGTGAAAAAACACATGAGAAACCATATCATGAAGAAGGGCAATGAAGAAATGGCTTGGCAACTTGGCGAGCACAAACCAGAACATCCATTGACTAAAGCTGTAAACAAGGAATAGCAATTCATGCTAACATTCAAACAGTTCATCACAGAATCTGAAGAAGATGAAACCAAAAGAATATTGGCTAAGGTTCCACATGATCATAGTGTCGGTGAGCAATTGGCTGTGGATGCATACAGAGAAGATTCTGAAGACATTAATCATGCTGCACATGAAAATAAAGAACACCCGCATCATAAAGCACTAGATTCTGCCATTGCAAATAGCCCAACACCATCGGAAATTAAACTGCATACCGGCATGCGTAGTCCAGAAGACACAGGAAAATCTGATGGTGATCACATCGTGACACACCATCCCGCATACACGTCACTATCGACCAATTCTGGTCATGCTGCTGGTTATTCTCGTAAAGGCAGAGATAGATTGCGGCATGTTGGTCATGTGACCATACCAAAAGGCACACCAGCATTACAAATGCGCGGAGAACATAGACACGAAGATGGTGCAGATGGAGAAGAAGTTGTGGTTGGACGCGGACATAATATTAGATGGCACAAAAAAGAAATCAAGGATGGTGTATGTCATTGGCATGGCACACTAGAACACCCAGACACTAAATAACCAATAACAAAAAACATTCAAGGAGAACACATATGCTCAAGTTCAGACAATTTTTAATAGAAACCGAAGAAGGACGATTTGCGCACGGCATGTTTCACCGACTGCACGATCATGTGGCGCATTTTGAAAATCATCCAGATAGAACCACGGAACACGAGACGCAAGCGCAGTATTTTGGCCAAAACGATCACATTCCGGTTCAGCATTTTAGCATAGAAGACATGACATCAACCAATCTGTTGGAAACCGCAATGCCTGTAAAAAAGGGCTCTAAACGACAAGTCATCAAAGCCGATGGTGCCAAAGGCGGACCACAGGCAATCGTTGTATCGAGTAAAGTTCTGAACGGCGGAATAAACTCTTCCGGTGGTAAATTTCATGGCATGATCGAACGCAATAAAATGCGGGCCAAGGTGTACGGAGGTGAAAACAGAGAACCACTGAAACCAACAGAGATACACAAGATTGCTAGCGAACATCTAGAAGAACATTTTTCCAAATCAAAGGACGAACAAATTAAGGCAGAAAAGGCTGCAATGAAAAGATTGCAATCTGCTGGTCACATCGCAGAAGGCGCGTCTGGTTCTACGCTAACAAACAGCGAAAAATTGGACACTATTAAGCAACCAGAAGAGAAGGACAGGAAAAATGGCATGGGCTTTGATGCTGCGGCTGTGAAAGAAGTCGCTGGTCATGCTCTCTACACAAGTGGATCTGGTGCACACGAAAGACATCACATCGTCAACACGTGTAAGTGGCAAACGAAGGGATGCGGCGGTGGTACTGATGCTAAAAAAGTGGTTGACACCAGCAAAGGCACTTGTTTCGCACCGAAAGCCGAACAACAGTATACGGGTGCTGCCATCATGCGCACTGCTCACTCACAAATGAAACATGATCCTGCTATGTTGAGAGACTATACACTGGCTCATTCTCACAGCATTCGACGATTTGCTCGCAAAAATGACAACAAAACGGACACTGGTAAGAAAAATGGCAATCCAACGCAATTGAACACGTTGATTCGTCCCGACACCACATCGGAAAGCGATCACGGAGTAACTGCTCACGTTGTGAACCATCTGAATAAGCAACGATTAGCCGAAAATAAACCCATCATTCAAACAAACGGATACGGCAAAAGAGCGTGTAATACAATTGAACACAATCCTCGATTGGGTAATTATCGAGCGTATTCAAACAATGGTCCAAAGGTAAAAATTTCACCAGACGGCAATGGTATGCGCTCTTCAGTCTCAGAGAACGCCAAAGTTGATCAACGTCGAATAAACGAAACCATTCTTTCGCAAACACCAGATGGAAAACCGAAAGTTGATTCAGATGGACATCGAATTCCAAATCGTGGCTCCTATTCAGTCAATAATGCGAAGCGTGGTTCTAAAGTAGCAAATGATTATGAGTCACACGTAACGCACATTAAATATTGGTCTAAAGGACGCACCCACGATCGTCTTAGTGATAAGGAAAAGGCTCAAGATAGTGAAGGCCATTTTGATGCGAAGGGAAACCCAACCACTCCCGATAAAGCTCATTACGGACATCGCACAGTAACGAACGCGCAAGGCGTGGACGAACGTCATGATTACCAAAAACAGAACATTTTACATCCAAGAAAGGTTCCTGTTGGTAAAAACAAAGACGGCAGTCCAAAAATGATTGCTTCTGATTCTCGTTTTCAGGATGAACATTTTCTACCAAAGAAAGGTTCCGCCAAACGTTACATGTCACCAAACGGCATCGAAGCTGGACATATTGTTATGACTACACCTACTGAATCGACATCCAACGACCAACATCACAGCGGACTAACTCATCACATCGATGAAAATACTATTCAGCACGCACGTGAAAACAACGGTGAACATGAGATCGATAGACCAGAAGATCAACATTCGGCGCGTGGTAATGAATACGAGGCTCCTAATTCGGAACCACCTGTTGACATGAAGAAGGCCATAAAAAAACTAGGCCCAAGCGACGGCAGAGGCCAACCAGTGGTTACTCGTAAATCAAAAGGCGCATAATGAAAAATATTAATGATGATGCTTTGGCAGAAGCTTTGGGTGTCAAACCAATGCCTACACATACTATAACGGTTAGACAACCAAAGCCACTGAGCACAGAAGTTATGAGTGACGACGACAAATTCGATGAGGTGAGAGATAATATCAAACGTCTCATCGAAATTGGTGAAATGTCATATACTGAATTGGTGGGTGTTGCGTCAGCATCCCAACATCCTCAAGCATTCGCTGTACTGAGTCAATTACTTGGTCAGATGGTTGGTGCCAATAAACAGTTACTCGAAATTGAAAAGCTCAAATTAGAAATCGATGAAAAGAAGCATGGTCCGAAAGAAGAGAAGGTTGTGAATAACAATCTGTTTGTTGGCTCTACTGCTGATATGCTCGATCAACTTAATAAGAAGAAGGACTAACGACATGTCGGATGGCGCAGGAAAAGAACATTGGGTACATGCTTTAATCGCTGCTCTTGCTGGTGTTTCGCACGCTGGGACAGATCCTAAAAGAACGATGCCTGTTGCACCCACGCGCAAAGAACCTTCTGCTTCAGAACTGCATCAAAAATTGCGAGACAAACGCTTAAAGGATCGCGAAGATGGCTCAACACCAGAAGCTAGAAAAAACAAAAAATGAGTGGAGAAGAAGGAGAAGAATCGTCTTTTCGGGTTAGATTAAAATAGGATATTAAATGAATCAAATTAATAAGAAGAAGGCGAAGAAATGAGATGCTGAGATTCAAACAATATACGATCTTGATGGAAGACAACGCTAAAGAAGTAGCAGCGAAATATCCACATATTGCGCATGTCAATCCACGTGTATTATCTTCCTTTGGTCACAGATTGGGAAAAATCACTTCACCTGATATGGACAAAAATAAGATAAATGACATCGCCACGGAATTCCATAAGCACAGAGATGCACTGAAAGCCACTGGCGAACACGACATCAACAATCACGACAGTTTAGATTCGATGGAATCTTCTGTTGCGAAGCTTAAGGCCAAGAAGGCTGCTAAGGAAGATGTCAAGATACTTCATCATGATCCTAAGACTGGTGTGACAATCAAACATGTTCGTACCAAAGAAGCATGTCAGAAAGGTTATGGTGGTGGAAAAACCAATTGGTGTACCGCTGCATCTGGCACAGGCAATCTTTTTGATTCTTATGGTGAGAGCGGTAAAAAAATGATTACCATCCACCGCAAGTTGAATTACGACGCTGAAACAGGGGAGCACTCTGGTGAGACGGTTCATGGTGTTCACGAGCACGAGGGTGGTACAATTCGTGATGTAGAAAATAATGAAACTGAACATCAGTATGGTGATTTGCGGCATGCACGCGGACCACAACAAATACACCCAGATATCTCAAAGGCTATGGCAAAAACACCTGAGCTGGCTAAAACCAATCTAGTAAGCGGAAATCCTCATTTTGAACCAACACATGAACATATTGATTCAGCAATGAAAGATTCCGATGGTCATGCAGCAGTTGCAGCATTAACGAACTATAAAGACAAGATAACACCAGATCACATAACTGCTGCTCTGAAGCATCCTAATAGTAATGTTGCTCGTGCTGCATTAGAAGAACATTCTCATAATCTAACAGACGAACACATAGATGCAGCTATGAAGCATCCTGATGGACAGGTTCAGGCCGCGGCGTTTGAATCACATCCAGAAAAAATAACACCAAAGCATCATGCGATATTGCACAAGAAAATTATGGATTCGATTACAAACGACGATGTTGGTACAGCTAAAGCAACAATGCGATCTCACAAAGAGCACATAACACAAGAACACGTTGACGCTGCATTTAGTCGAAAACCGCAGGATGATGATGGCGATGCTAATTATAGTTTAATGACACACGTCATGCGCGATCATACCAAAATGGGTGTGAACTATATCAACAGAATGAATGCGGCCAAAACCGGAGAAAAGGAACCACTTATTGGAGATAAACCTCGGAATTAAGGATATTAAATGAGTCAAATTAGAGGCTACAGAGGTTCTTCTACACTAAAGAAGACTAACCAGCCAATAGAATGGACTGAAGAACGCAAAGCAGAATTGTTGAAATGCAAAGAAGATCCAATATATTTCTCTGAAACTTATATGAGCGTAGTGCATGTTGATCGTGGTTTAGAAAAGATCGAACTATACGATTACCAAAGAGAAATCATCACTTCTGTACATGATGAAAATGCTGTTGCTGCTGAAATGGCCAGACAGTCTGGTAAAACAACAGCCATGACATGCGCAATTCTTCACTTCATTCTATTCAATTCACATAAGAATGTGGCTATCCTAGCAAACAAGGCTGAAGTTTCGAGAGAAATTTTGTCACGTATTAAACTCGGCTATGAGCATTTGCCTGACTGGATTCAGCAAGGTGTTGTTGAATGGAATAAAGGCAAGATCGAACTTGAGAATGGTTCGAAGATTATGGCTACAGCGACATCTTCAAATAATATTCGTGGCTTCTCTGTGAACCTATTGTTCATTGATGAAGCTGCATTCGTCGAGAATTGGGATGAGTTCTTCACATCCGTTTATCCTACGATCTCATCTGGTGATACTACAAAGCTGGTTCTGGTGTCTACTGTGAACGGCATGAACCATTTCCATAAGATCACTAGCCTTGCACGTCAAGGTAAGAACAGATTCAAATTGATTTCTGTAACATGGCAATCTGTTCCTGGTCGTGATGACAAATGGAAAGAACGCACACTACAGGATATGTCGTATGATTATGAGAAATTCTCACAGGAATACGAAAACGAATATCTTGGTTCATCAGGTACTCTTATATCTGGTTCAAAACTGAAACAGCTTGTTGAAGGTATTGCTATACCAGAACATGATCAGATTGGACTAAAGATGTATGAGTCATACATTCCTGGTCATGAATATGTTATGGTCTGTGACGTGTCTAGAGGTAAAGGTTTAGACTACTCTGCATTCCAGATCATTGATATATCGAAAATGCCGTACAGACAAGTTTGTACGTTCAGAAATAATCTAGTCACGCCGGTTGAATTCACAGAGATAATCAATCGGTTTGGTAAAATGTACGGTGACTGCGCTGTGCTTGTCGAAATCAATGATATTGGTCAGCAAGTAGCAGATTTGTTATTCTATGACTTTGAATATGAGAATCTTCTGTTCACTGCAAACCAAGGATCTCGTGGCAAAACTATCACTACGTCACTAAAGAGAACCACAGACAAAGGTGTGCGAACAACTACGCCGGTAAAGGCCATTGGTTGTTCTATGTTGAAACTTTTGATTGAGCAAGATCAACTTCTGCTTAATGATCACGACACAATACACGAATTGTCTACATTCGCACGTAAGGGCAAATCATACGAGGCTGAACCAGGACACCATGACGATATGGTAATGTGCTTGGTTCTGTTTGCGTGGATGTCTGAACAACAGTATTTCAAGATGTTAACAGACATCAATACCCTACAAAACATTCGTGAGCGCACAGCCAAAGAGATGGAAGATGAGATGCTTCCATTTGGTTTTGTTGATAATGGACTTCCTGATGCTGGTAATCGGGCAGTTGATTTGGAATTAGGGAAACATACTGACGAAAACTGGTTTGTAGCCGACTGAAAACTCCATTTTGATAAATAACTTGAATACATCATCGTTATTATAATCCTCATATTAAGGAGAAATGGGATATGGCTACTTCACTAATTTCACCGGGCGTAGAGACTAATGAGATTGATCTCACTACGATTGTGCCTAGTGTATCAACCACGGAATGTGCCTTAGCGGGCGTCTTTCGTTGGGGACCAGTTGATCAACGGGTTCTCATCGATTCTGAAGTTCAATTAGCACGACGCTTCGGTAAACCAACCAACCTGAACTATGAAACATGGTTCACAGGTTCTTCAACACTTGCATATGGTAATAAACTATGGGTTGCTCGCGTTGGTAACACTGCTGGCGTATCACCTATTGTCACTGCTAACGTAGTAGCAGGCAACACAACTGTTGTTCTGTCTACTGGCAACACATCAGCACTTGTTGCTGGTATGCTTGTTCTGGACGCATCTGCCAATGGTCTATCAAATGGCGCTGTGATCAACTCTGTTGTCAACACCACTGCATTCACTGTCACTGCTGCATCTGCTGCTTTGACCAATAGCACTGCTGAAAGCATTCAGTTCTATTCTAACACGCTATTTTCTGCTGTTGGTAATACTGCTGCTGTTGCAAACCTTGCGTATGCGACAATCACGAATGAAACTGACTGGACTTCCAAAGATGGTAACGTAGATACCGATGTTAAGTGGATCGCGCGTTATCCAGGTGACATAGGCAATTCTCTTCGTATTTCTGTTTGTGGTAACTCTGCTGGTTTCTCTTCTACTCTCAACCTTGCCTCTTATGGTACGGCTGCTGATCTAGCTGTGAATACAAACTCAAACACTGCAAACCTTTCTGTTCTAGCTGCTACTAATGCTGCTGCATCTGCAAACGCTACTACACTTGCTGCACTGTTGCAAACGACTGATTTGATCAAAGTAGGCAACACATCGGTTGGTGAACAGTATCTCAAAGTCACTGCCATTGATACTCAGGCTACGTATGGCGTTTCTTCTAATACATACGAACTGACATCTGTTGCTGGTAACACAGAAAT